CCGTAACTGGCGATGTATGGATTAAAACAACACAGCCCGGCAACGGAACAAATCTTATTGTCCACCAATCAAATTCATTGGGCGTCTTTTCTCGCCTAACAGTTGAAGCAGTTGCAAGAACAGAAGCTGGTGCGGTTTACGTTGCACAAGACGGTTCAAGCATTACTGACCTAGCAGGCGCATTTACAACCAATGCAATTGTACTAGCTGTTGGTGCAGCGACTACAGCAGGAATTACAATTCAACTAGCAGCCGCTGGTGTCGGCGCAGCAATTGCCACGGCAGTTTATGCACAAGATGCAGAACCAACAGGTACTGCGGTTGCTGGAGCGTATTGGTTCGACCCAACCGCAACTGACCTTGATATCTTGATCAATGACGGCGCAGCATGGAACCGTGTTCTTGCAGCAGATATTACGTACTCAACAGTTGAACCATTAAGTCCAACTACTGGTGACATTTGGGTTGAGACAGACGGAACAGAATCTGAATATCCAAAGATTTACCGTTACAGTGGTGCAATCTGGTTGCTTTATGATAACACTGATCAATCAACTGGCAGTGGTATATTGTTTGATGATTTTGTTGCAGATGACCGTACAGCTCTTGTAAGTGGTGATATTAATGCAAACTCAACAATGTTTGACAGTGCGCCAGATTATCAGCTATATCCAACAAATATGCTAGCTGTTAACATGGCATTCTCAAGTAACACAGTACGCGTTTGGACAACAGGTATATCCATTAACTCAGGTGCATCAACAATTGCTGCATGGGCGAATGCCGCAGCTAACCGAGCTGATGGTAGTGGACTATTTGGGCGTCTTGCACAACGTAAAGTTATCAGTGTCGCAATGCAGGCGGCTGTTGCTGGTAATGATGACCTACGTGACCCGTCACGTAACTTCACGCTATTGTGTGCTCCAAACTTCCCAGAACTTACTGATGAACTTGTAACGCTCAACAGTGACCGCGGTGAAACAGGATTTATCATTATCGACGTTCCAATGCGCAAAACACCAACACAGGCCACAAGTTGGATGCTTGGTGTGGGCGCAACTGAAAACGGCGATGAAGGACTTGTTACCAAGAATACTTACTCAGCAGTTTACTACCCATCAGGACGTTCAACAACACCTGCAGGAAATACTGTAACTGTGCCAGCAAGTCACATGGTTCTTTACACTTATGCTTATAACGATAACATTAGCTACCCATGGTTTGCGCCAGCAGGTTTGACCCGCGGCGTTGTACAAAATGGTAGTGCTGTTGGTTATATCACAAGCGAAGAAGAGTTTAAGGCTGTTAGCCTTAGCCAGGGCCAGCGTGATGCAGCATACCTCAACAAACTTAATCCAATTGCTAACTTTCCACTTGAAGGTGTAGTTGTGTTTGGTCAGAAAACTCTGCACCCTACATCAACTGCTTTGGATCGCGTTAACGTTGCGCGATTGGTGGCATACTTGCGTGAACGCTTTGATATAATCGCGCGCCCATTGCTATTTGACCAAAATGACAAACTAACACGTGACCGTGCAGTTCAGTTGTTTGAAAGCTTCCTAAGTGATTTGCTTACTAAAAGAGCATTAACTGACTTTGCTGTGGTGTGTGATGAATCAAATAACACACCTATTCGCATAGACCGTAATGAACTTTATATTGATATTGCAATTGCACCAACCAAAGCTGTAGAATTTATATACATTCCAATTCGTATTGTAAATACAGGCGCACTATAAAATAGAGACACTGGGCGGGATTAACTTCCCGCCCTACTCATGACGAAGGCCCGAAATTCGGGCCTTCAGTTTACACTAGTTGCAAGTACACCTTCTGGGCCCAGGACGACATCAGTGTCTAAATATCTTTGATACCGCGAATAGTACATGCATAAGCCAGGTTGCCAACACCGGATGTCAGGTGATATAACAACCCCCAAAGATCATACCTTAATTTTGTTGTTTGTATGAGCGCTCGAGTTATCTAGTGCTTAAAATTTATTTAATGCGCGGGATAGACCAGACTGCCAACCCACTGGTCGACATGGCAATGGCAAACACCACCGAGGGTAGAAATGTCATCATTGCACAAACAAACAACATATTCGCAACAAACACAATTGGATTCATCATTCTAGTTCTCCTATATATTATACTTATATATTATACTTATAACTTATGGTATGTCGTTAACATTGTCAATGCACAATGTCATCTGTTGCCAAGTTAATGACTCCAGTCTTAACTGCATAGTTGTATAACTCAATAGATGCAAGGTTCTTGAATTTAACCTCACACATGATATCTGCATGTTCCAAGAACGTTAGTGCATAATCATTTACTGGTGCATTAGGGAACCAGTCACTATGTGCCCGCAGTTTACCTTTTTTGTGTCCTGCTTCTAGCAATGCCGTAAAATCAGGCATTACATCATGGCTAAATCCTTCTGGCAGCGCAGAGTCTTTACTGTATGAATAATGTATTGCAGGGCGTACACCGCGCCAGCTATCGATTACACGTTTAAATCTGTCGTCAGTTGGCAAAATGTATTCATTTTCACGACACAGATGATGGTGTACATCCAACACAAGGGCAACATCTTTTTCAAGTTCCAAGCTGTGACCAATGCCCCATCTGTTCTCGTCATTTTCAATGGTGATAACATTCCGTGCTTCTGGGGATAACCGTTTAAGTGCATCCTTGATACCTTGTGGGCCCTTTGCGCCGCTGATATGTACATTGCATTTGAAGTCTTGAAACTTCACACCATAGCCCATCCAACGTATGCAGTCCACATGATATTCAAATTCAGCTATGCTGCGATCAACAACATCTGGATTATCGCTTGCAAGTACAACATATTGCCCAGGATGCATGGAGATACGAACATCAAGCTCACGCGCAAGCGCTCCTACCCTTGCAAATTCCCGTTCGCAATATTCTACAACATCATACCGCTTCCAAAAATAACTCCATGTGGGTTGGGTATACACAGGAAGTACCTCGCTACCCAACCGTACCATGCGCAATTCGTTGGGCAATGACCCCACGTATTTGATCAGGTTATAGTAGCTCTGGATATTATGCACCATAAGATCCCATAGCCGCCGCTCAGCATCTATAGTAGATTGGCGATTTAACCATGCAACTGTTGTCATTCTGCCTACAAGCGGCCGCTGCAATTCATCCAGCAGTTTCTTGGGCTGGCTCTGGTCACTGACCAAATACTTACAAGCAAAGCCGATTCGTTGTGTCATATTTACTGCACCTTATATATTACTATTGCGGTATGCAATTACCGGCGATGATTGTCAAGCTATGTTAGTGCAATCCCTAATCCTGCCATAATTGTATCAACATTATGTTTGTCAGCTTTGGCTTTGAAATCATCAAGGCTTACCAGCGTAAGAAAGCCGCATATAAGCATTTCAGGTTCGCCGTCTTCGTCACGTTCACTATGGCAAAACAGGTCAGCACTACCGCCTTCATGTACACATATTTCGTATGATCCACTTTTAAACCCAGACCATACCAACTTTGGTATTAGTTTGGGCAGTTCTTGCAAGATAGAATTAACCATCTCAAGGGACTGCGCCACTGATGGTTCCCATTCGCCATGTGTTTGTTCATAACATTGGTTAGCCAATATAACGGCAATCTTGTCTTGGTCAATCATTTTATTTCCTAAATGGTGTCAATGCACTTTTAATTTTTGCAACTTGACGGTTGTGATCTGCTAGCATGTCATTACTCATGTCTGCCAGGATTTCATCATCAGCATCAAACCAATATTCAAGAGCTGTCAACGTATCGACCAGGTTCTGTACATCAGCCGTGAGCTTGGGCATATCATTTGTTGGTTGTGCCCGGGGTAAGTTGGACGGTACAGGCGCGTCGCTTGGATTTGATAGATTCCATTTTGCCATTTTATGTGTGCTTTCTATGCAGTTACTAGGGTTACGCGGCGTTGGTCAGTATAAGGCATGAGGCAAAAGTTACCACTCCTGGTTTTTTTTGACACATGGGCTGTAACTAACTCAACATCATATTCTTTTTGTACAATGTCACGAACACGAGCAACAAAGCATTCAGGCACTTGCAATCCTGTGGATATTTCTGCAACAAATTCGCCTATGCCACGAAACTCAAGGTCGAAAAGAATGCTGTCATCTGTAATGTTCATCTGTAATTCTCCTTTGCTTACTCATACTTTGTACAGTAAGATGTTTTGGCTGTCAAGAAAAAACTGCCATAAGTGATAAATAGTTTTAGCAGAGCGCATTATAAGGAGATAGACGCATGGCAGTTCTAGATAAGCTAAGTGTACCAGTAAACGGTGAAAGCCAAGGTACCCTGATGCCAAAACTACAATACCGTTTCCGTGTAAACTTCATCAACATGGGTGCAGGCGACACAAAGGTTGCAACTAACAATGTTGTCAGCGTTACTCGTCCTAACCTAACACATGAAGAAGTTATGATAGATACATACAACTCGAAAATTTACATGGCTGGTAAGCACTCATGGGAGGCAATTACTATTGAGCTTCGTGATGATATCACATCAGCAACGTCAACATTGCTTGATCAACAGGTAGCCCGTCAAATCGATATGGCTAACCAAAGCTCACCACAAGCAGGTGTTAGCTATAAATTTGAAGTAGTGATTGAAAACTTGAATGGTGGCAACCCAAATCCAACAGTTTTGGACAGTTGGACTCTTAGTGGTTGTTATATTGCAAACTTGACATATAATGAAACAGCTTATGCGTCAGGTAGCGAATACCAAACAGTCTCAGTACAGATTCGCTATGACAATGCTGCACACAGTACACCAGGTACTGCAGATACTCTTAGCAATCCAGCGTTTAGCAATAACCCTAATGAAGCTGGTAACGCCACAAGTTAATAGGACAACATAATGGCTATTACTAATTTTGCACAGGAAGCTTTTCGCTCGTCGGGCGATCAGCTTCTTGTACCTCGCCAGAAATTTAATTTTACGCTGGTACTTGATATCTTTGATAGAGCAAGTATCACATTTACTCGTGTCAGTACTGCAACCGCTCCCAGCTATAGCTTTGACACCCAAATAATGAACCAATACAATAAAAAACGTGTTGTGCAAACACGTATGAATTATGATCCAATCACAGTGGCATTTTATGATACAATTGATAATGAATGGCATAACATCATGCGCAATTATATTTCGCATTATTATAATGGTGGTGCAGGTATTGAAAACAGAACTGTACTTGAAGGGTCAAGTACTGTTGATCCATTCTTTGAAACAGATCTTGGGTTTACTCCCAATGCCAATCGTTATTTCTTCCCACGTATTAGGATTATACAGAATGGATATCGTTATCAATCTCGTGAAACAATTTTAATAAATCCACATATTACCAGTATGCAAGGTGATACTTTGGATTATAGTGATAGTCAACCTGTAATGTATACTACAACTTTCCAGCCTGAAAGCATTCAAATTATTGAAACAGGCCAAGATACTGTTGCAGGAATAATGCCTGACCGGGAATTTCGTAGTACAGGACCCAACAGCTAGTTGATCTGATAAATATTTGCAGAATAAAACATCATGGAAATGCAATGAGAATTAGACAAATTATAGAAGCATTGAAGCCAAGTCAATATCGTCCTTTGGTCAAGGGCTGGGACAAACAGCGGTATGCTGATATTTTCACCAATCCAAAATACAAACATGACAAAAATAGTTATCGCGTGTTTATTCCTATTGGAGCAGTTTCGGTTGATAACACATCACCAGTGCAGGCAGAAATTGAAAACTCATTGCAGAAAAGTGGTTTTGAAATTATCGATTATACCAAAGGGCTTGCCCAAAAGAAAGGCACCAAACAAAACATTAAAATTGGTAAACTATTAACCAAGCTAAATCAGCCAAAGTTATTAGATAAGTTCAATACAGACAAAACACGAGAAGGCACTAAAAAAGAATATATGGTTGTCATATCCAGACATCCATATGATATTGGAGGTCAGTCCACAGACCGAGGCTGGACTTCATGCATGAATTTAAAGGGCGGCGAGTACAAAAAATATGTGCCTATTGATGTAACTGCGGGAACTGTTATAGCATATGTTACTGATAAGAATGACCCTGATTTAAAGAATCCAACTGGTAGAGTATCTATTAAACCGTTCGTTGATGTATTAGGGTCAACCCATGTTGAATTTGGAATTGAAGACAGGGTATACGGTACAAGCGTGCCAGGATTTCTAAACGCAGTCGGACAATGGGTAAATGATGTAAACACTCAAAATAAATTAGATGAGGTCGTCGTGTTTGAACAAGACCCTCGGCTGTACCATGATAGTGATAACCGCAAAACCAGGATTAAAGGTGGAACAGAAGAAGATCGTCAGTTAATACAATCCATATTAGACAATCCAGAAAATATAGCTAATCATAGCAATCCATCTCTAAAATTACAATTGCTGGTGGTAAAGAAACAGGGAACTGTAATAGAATTTATTAAGAATCCATCACCAGAAGTGCAAATGGCAGCGGTAATGAATAATGGATGGGCATTAGGATTTATTAAGAATCCATCTCCAGAAGTGCAAATGGCAGCATTAAAGAGGAATGGAAATGCAATACAATGGTTTAAGAATCCATCACCAGAATTGCAACTGACAGCAGTAAAAAGGGCCCCTGCGGCTATCAGATATATCAAAAACCCATCTCTAGAGATGCAAATGGCCGCAGTAAATAATTTCGGGCACACTATTAGATATATCAAGAACCCATCTCCAGAAGTACAAATGGCCGCAGTCCGAGAAACCTTTGCAGCAATAGAATTTATTAAGAATCCATCTCCAGAAGTACAAATGGCAGCGGTAACGCGGCACCCAAGCGCAATGGAATATATCGACAACCCATCTCCTGAAGTTATAGCATATAGCAAGCGAAATAGCTAAATATTAATAGCACACAGGGGTAATACAATGAGAATTAGACAAATTATAGAGGCAATGAAGATAAGTGAAATTTTAAATCAAGAAGATTGCAACAGTAGTATCAGCGAAGTAGCAGGTCCAAAAGACTGCTGGGATGGCTATAAAAAAGATGGCACACAAGCAGGCACAGGCAAGAATAAAGGCAAACGTGTAAATAAATGCGTTAAAGAAGAAGAAGTTACACTAAGCGAAGATCAAGACTTTCATGAAGAATTTGGTTATCTGGCTTACAGCCTTGATGCAAATGACATGTTTGAAGCCGAATATCAAGGAAATAAGGTCAAACTCAATAAGCCTACACAAGGCGACGTTAAAAAATTTAAAGTGTATGTCAAGGACGGCGACAGTGTTAAAAAAGTTAACTTCGGGCATGGCGGTACCAGCGTTAAAGGTAAAGCAATGAGAATTAAAAAAGATAACCCAGCAGCTAGAAAATCGTTTAGAGCTAGACACAACTGCGACAACCCAGGGCCAAATACAAAAGCACGTTATTGGTCGTGCAAGAAGTGGTAAGAAACTAACATGAAAATTAATGATATGGTTGCAGAAACAGCCCCAGCAGGTGCAAGCGAAATAGCTAAATATTGTTAACAAGTAGGGCGACGTAATGAAGATTAAACAAATAACTGAAGCATTGACGCCAAGTCAATATCGTCCGTTAGTCAAGGGCTGGGACAAACAGCGGTATGCTGATATTTTCACCAATCCAAAATACAAGCATGACAAAAACGGCTACCGCGTGTTTATTCCTATTGGAGCAGTTTCGGTTGATAACACATCACGCATTCAAACGGAAATTGAAACCACAATACAAAAAAGTGGTTTTGAAATTATCGATTACACCAAGGGGCTTGCCCAAAAGAAAGATACAAAGCAAAACATTAAAATTGGTAAACTATTAACCAAGCTAAAGCAACAAGAGTTATTAGATAAGTTCAATACAGATGCCACCCGAGAAGGCACTAAAAAAGAATATATGGTTGTCATATCACGTCACCCGTATGATATTGGAGGCCAGTCCACAGATCGCGGTTGGACTTCATGCATGAACTTGGAAAATGGTATGCTTAATCATTATGTACCTATTGATGTAACTGCGGGAACTGTTATAGCATATGTTACTGATAAGAATGACCCTGATCTAAAAAATCCAACGGGCCGATTATCTATTAAGCCGTTTGTTGATATATTAGGGTCAACCCAAGTTGAATTTGGAATTGAAGACATAGTGTACGGTACAAGCGTGCCTGGTTTTGTAGAAGCAGTCAGTAAGTGGGTCAAAGAAATAAACAAACAAAATAAATTAGATGATGTTGTGGCCTTAAAATTCTCCCCAGGCCTGTATAACGATGGTTACGGACCTAAAAACACAAAAGTCAAAGGTGGATCAAAAGAAGAACGAGCAATAATAAGATCTTTATTAAAAAATCCAGGAGATATAGCCAATTATAAAACACCATCCATTGCAATGCAAATGGCAGCAGTAAACACAAGTGGTTTTTCAATAAAATATATTGAAAACCCATCTCCAGAAGTGCAACTGGCTGCGGTAACACGCGATGAGCACGCAATAAAACATATTGAAAACCCATCTATAGAATTACAAATGGTAGCGGTAGCGGGCCAGGAAAGTGTATTAAGATATATTAACAACCCATCCATAGAAGTACAAATGGCAGCGCTTAAGACAGATGCATCTGCAATAAAATATATCAATAACCCACCTCTGGAAGTACAAATAGCAGCGGTAAAGAGCAGGGGAGAGGTAATAAAATTTATTAATAACCCATCTCTGGAAGTACAAATGGCAGCGGTAAAGAAAAGGGGAGAGGCAATAAAATATATTAATGACCCATCTCTGGAAGTACAAATGGCAGCGGTAAAGAATAATAAATTGGCAGTACATTATATTGATAACCCATCTCCTGAAGTACGACGAATAGCAGCACCAAAAGCAGGAGATGGTTTTGCCCGATGGCGGTGAGCCGACGGTTGAAGGTTATAGCATATACAGATTGAAATAGCTAAATATCGGTATGACAAACTGGCAACAAGGCAAATACCAACCCAAAAATGCTGCAAAGTACATTGGCAAACATATTCCCCATTATAGAAGTGGTTGGGAATTGCAATTCTGTCGAATGTGTGATGACCATCCATCTATTATAGCCTGGGCCAGCGAAAGTCACAAAATACCATACATACATCCAATTACTGGCCAGCGCAAAAATTACATTCCTGACTTCTTTGTTATCTATATGGACAAACAAGGAAAGAAACATGCTGAGATAGTTGAGATCAAACCCAGCGGGCAAATGGTGGGAAACGCTAAAGGGCAGTATGATCAGGCACAGGCAGTAATAAACGAAGCAAAGTGGAATTCAGCCAGGCAATGGTGTAAAGCTCAGGGAATTGGATTCAGAATTGTGACTGAAAAGGACATGTTCAACAAACCACAAAAAAGTCGAGCACAGAGAAAAGCTAAGGTTGCCAAAGTGGCCATTAGGAAAAAACGATGAGATACCAGCAATTAGTCGAGTCAAACACAACCTTGTATCATGGTGACAACGTCGGCACCACAGCATTAAATTCACAATGGATGATGCATGGCGAAAGCAATAATCAAGAAGGGGTGGGGATATATTTTAGCCCAGATATCAAAGTTGCAGAAGCGTATGGTAGTAAAATATCGTCTATAGATATCTCAGGATTAAAAATTAAAAAGAGCAGAGATTTGGTTGTTGACATTATTTCTCGCGCAGCAGGTACAAAATTAATACACCACCTAAGCAAGACATCAGAAGATTTTTGGTATTTGCTCACAGATTACGGCATTGAACTAGCTGAGCCAACAGATATGATGGACCATCATATGGCTGAATTATTTGATAAGATGAGATTAAATGAAATTAGAAACTGGCAACTTGAATTGGCACTAGCATCAAACATTAATGCATTTGTTGCTGGATGGAATAAGTTTATCAAGATAGATGGTATATATGAAACAGACACAAAATTCTATGCTATGATTAATACAAATATAACAGTAACACCAGTTAACTTTTAAAGGAAGTCACAATGAGATTGAATGAAATACAATCAAATAAAGTTAAGTCAGACAGGATGCCATTAAATGAGTTAGGTGTTTTTTCTAGCTGGATATCAGACCTTGCTTTTACTAAGAAAAAGGTAACAATCATGCGACTAAACACTGGCCGCAAATACCAAATATTAGGCTTGCCGCCTGGAATGTTCAGACAATGGATGAGATCAGAAAGTAAAGGTAAATATTGGCATGGGTATATCAAAGGCCACTACAGAACAACACGGATGTAAGGAAATAATATGACAAAAAAATTAGAAGAAGTTTTTAATTTGCCATCAATGCAGTTACCAGAAATTGAAGTAGATGATATTGAAGAAGTCCAAGGCTATACCACTGATGAAATGATGCAGTTAATGGCACGAGCAGACAAAATTGATGCTGCATTACCACAAGTAGCTGGTTTGGACAAAATGGACGCAGACTACGATGAATATGCTCGTAAGTCAATAGAGGCATTTGACGACCTAATTGAATTAGGTAAGAATGTTGAAGACCGCCACAGTGCTGAAATTTTTAATGCTGCTAGCAGTATGATGACCAATGCCTTGAATGCCAAAACTAATAAAGCACAGAAAAAACTTGAAGTTATCAAACTGCAAATACAAAAAGCAAAGCTTGAACATGAGCATGAAAAGCTGGACTATTTAAAGAAACGACATCTCAAAGGTGACGACAGCGGAGATCATGAAGAAACTGAGGGACATATTATTGCAACCCGGAACGACATGCTAAATGAAATCATTGCTGGCATGAAAAAAGGCAACGACTCATAAATACATGTAATAGGAGACTCAAATGGCCAAAAATCTAGAGCAATATCTAACACAAAATCAAGCAATCCATGAATTCCGTGTGAAGATTGCTCAGGAACCAACTGATGCCCAGCTTGACGCAATGGAACAGCATCTACGTAAATATGACTGTTTTGATATTTCAACACCTAAAAAAACAATTATGCAAAAGAACCCACGTGACTTCCGCAGTATTGACGCAGCTGAAGTTTACATGATTGATTTTAAGACCCGCCAGCCTGCCTCACCATTACAATTGCTGGCTGAATTAACACAAAAGATGGGCATTCATGAACGTTTCATTATTGTACGCAATAAAATGGAACCTTTGCATGTCGAAGATGAGTCAGAAGATACGCCAGAAGAAGAATACAAAGCAAGATTGGCAGACGCTGAATATAGCGAGTTTGAAAATCCCAAAGCAGATAATTATTATGGCGAAAAATTCAAAGCATCTTTTATTAAAGAGATTGCAGCAGAACGAGCAGAACACCTCAAGAAAGTAGATAACTAAAATGAATAACCAAGAACTCAAAAGACTACGTGAGCTTGCAGGCACTGCTACAGTTTCACCTAAGCCAGAATATATTGCACCAAAATCAGTACAACAAATCATGGAAAACTATGTTCCTGTTCAAGAAGCTTCAACACACCAAATTGATGAAATTTCAGCTGACACTGTTAACTCTTATAGAGACAAAGCCGCCAAAGAACGCAACAAAGCTAAAGACGGCGCAGAATATGACCGCGAAGGCGCAGAGAAATATAGGCAGTTTGCAAAAGATCCAGTCGGACCAGATCCATATGGATATGGCAATAAGTA